GCGGTTGAGTGCAGCCGAATGTTGACGGGTGCTGGTGAACAAATTGCGTGAGAACAAAGGCTTATCGGTTAAGCTGTTGAAATATATAAGCCATTGGAATCGCAGAGGTTTTGGCTCATAACCTGAGAGAAACGCGCGAAAGTTGGTGATGCCCTGAGGGGCGGCATATCAAGGCGGTGTCGAGTCGCCGTCAATTCTCAGCTGAGAAAGGGATATGCCACATGTCAGAGACGACCATCACTCAACTGCCCGATCCATCGGGTTTTACATCCGATCCGTTCACCGACGTCCTGCGCGATGGCGCGCGCAAACTGATCGAACAGGCGATCCATGCAGAGCTGTCCGCGCTCATGAACGCCTTTTCCGGGGACAAGCTCGAAGACGGGCGGGCACGCCTGGTCCGACACGGTCATCTGCCCGAACGCGCGGTGATGACCGGCATTGGTCCGGTGCCCGTGAAGGTGCCGCGCGTGCGGGACCGGGGCGCTGACGAGGACAAGGTCACCTTCACGCCCAGCATCTTGCCGCGGTATCTGCGCAAGGCGAAATCGGTCGAAGAGCTGTTGCCGTGGCTTTACCTCAAGGGTGAGGAGGATCAGAAAACGATCCGGGGGATCGTTTTCCCGACGCAAGCACAGGCGACTTCAGCGAGGCTCTGGAGGCGCTGCTTGGCCCGAACGCCAAGGGCCTGTCTGCCAAGACCGTCACGCGGCTGAAGGCCGATTGGTGGGCAGACTATGAGGCGTGGCAGAAACGCGACCTTGGCGCGCGGCGGTTTCTCTACATCTGGGCGGATGGTGTCTATTTCAAACCGCGCATGGCCGAGGAAAAACAATGCGTTGTCTTAAGAAACGACCGGCTCCTGTGCGATACGGGAGCCGCTCTCCGGCACCTCACACATGCCGGAGAGCGGCGGGGGACGGATCGGAAGAATGGTGGTTTTTTGAACCGGTCAGAAGTTGGATCGCCCCTGCCTTTCGCATGACCTGAACGGATACATGGGGAAGGCGCGCCCTTGCCCCGCATGACAAGCATAGGGAACGAAAGGCAATGCAGGATACCATCGGGATCGACATTTCCAAAGACACGTTCGACATTTACCGGCTTTCGGATCGCAGGCATGAGCGGTTCGGCAGCGACAAGGCGGGGCTGGCCGCCCTGCGTCGATGGATCGGCAAGGCGCCAGTCCGGATCGTTTACGAGGCGACCGGACGCTATCATCGCGATCTGGAGGCGGTGCTGGGCGCGGCCGGTCATGATCTGGTCAAGGTCAATCCCACGCGGGCCCGCCGCTTCGCGCAGGCCGTCAGCCAGGGCGCCAAGACCGACCGCGTCGATGCCGCCATGCTGGCGCGGATGGGGGCGGTACTCGAGCTGGACGCCAAGCCCGTGCGCAGCGAAACTATGCATGAAATCCGCGAGTTGCACATCGCGCGCCGCGCCTTGAACAAGGATCGCACCGCCTGCCGCAACCGTCTGGAGGCGGCGCGGAACAAGGTCGTCCTGGCTCAGCTCCGCGCCCGCCTGCGGCAGGTCGACAGCCAGCTCGAGCAGATCGACACCGAGCTCGCGCGCCTCATCGCCGAGGACCCCGCGCTTGCCCGGCGCCAAGAGATCCTGTGTTCCATCCCCGGCATCGGTGCGGTCACCGCGGTCGCTATGATCGTCGAGATGCCGGAACTCGGCATGATGGAGCCGAAGGAGGCGGCCAGTCTTTCGGGGCTCGCCCCGATCACTCGGGAATCCGGCAAATGGAAGGGTCGCTCGAAGATCGGCGGCGGCCGGCGCGGGGTGCGCAACGCGCTCTACATGCCGGCGCTCGTCGCTATCCGCCACAACCTGCATCTCGCGGAAACGTACCGCAAACTCGTCGATGCCGGAAAACCCGCCAAACTCGCCATCGCGGCGATCATGCGCAAGCTTGTGATCCTCGCAAATGCCCTCATAAGGGATGATCGAACATGGACCAAAACCGCCCCTTGACCAAGACGGATAACTTCTGGCTGGCAATCCCGACCGAGGCCGCCGGGCGCGGGTTTCGCGGCGGCAGGATCACCCCGGGCGAGTGGGAGCGCCGTCGTGGCATGCGGCTGCGCTTCGTCTACCGCCCGCGCGGGCCCAGCCTGCTGGTGGCCGACCGCGCCCGTATCAATACCCGCGGCCAGGCGGTGGTGTCGCGCTCGAAAACCGGCCGCAATCAGGTCACGGCGCCGATCTTCCTGCTGGTCCCGCAGGTCAAGCTGCCGAAGCGGCTCGATCTCGACCGGGACGCCGAGCGGGCGCTCGACAGCGTGCCGGGGCTGATCGTGGCCAACTGGGTGGAGGAGTGGCCGTTTTGATGGAGGGTTTGGGACGCTGGTGCTATTGACTGCAATCTTCTCGCGAAGCCTCCACGTCCAAGACATACACCGGGATCGCTTTCTCATTGTGACCGTATTTCGCGGCGGGATAGTCTGAACGCACGAGAGTTTCAGCTACGAGATTCAATCGCACCCCTGATGGCAGCAAGACTTCGCTTTCGTGGCCAAGCTTTGTACCCTTTCTCTTGAAAACGAAGCCTTGGGGCGCCGGACTAGAAATTCGCAACACAATCAGATCTAGTCGACCAGCATCATAAGCCTTGGCATTGAACTCCGCATTCCTCAAAGCCACTTGGGGACAAAGCGATGTCGAAAGCGGTCGCGAAGTGACCTGATACTGCCCGCCTGCCCAGAATCCGCCGTGAAACAGGCACTGGCCAAGAGCGAGGTGGGAGCCATAATGCTGTATCTCTTCGGAAACCGCATCCAGGCAGCTGTTCTTGATATCCTTCTGGTACAGCGAGATCGCAGCTGGTGTCTTTGACGGCATTGCGTTTTGCCATGCCCTGTACTCAGGGCTTTCCTCCAGAGCATTCTGGACGTGACTGCTCAGAGCATTGTCGACGCGAACATCCGCCATACAGACGGCGGCTGTGCGGGAATCGGAGATGCGGGCGATAAGTTCCTCTTTAATATGGGCCGGGCTTCTGTTGGCCATCATCTCTTCCTTCGTAGGAGGCCTCGTCCTCCACGCTTCGTAAGGTTTCGTGAAGGTTTCAACGAGCGGAAGATGAATAGATGGCGTCATGTTCAGATGCCTTGCTTCTGTTGCTTCAAGCCTTTCTTGGCAATAACCAATCGAGCAACACCAGCCTAGGCTGTCTTCAGCTTTCTCGGAAAATAGAACGTGCCCACCCCACGCGAAACCATCCTCGCCGCGCTGCATGCGCGGCTCTCGGCACTGCCCGCCACGGCCCTGCGCGGCGAGGTGCTGCCCGAGCGCGTGCCGACCGCAGGCCTCCTGATCCTGCGCGACGGCGAGCCGGGTGAGCCGGAGGTGACGCTGTCGCCACTGCGCTACCATTACCAGCACCGGGCCGAGATCGAGGCGGTCGTGCAGGGCGCTGCCCGTGACGCCGCCTTCGACACACTGATCACGAGCATCGGCACGGCGCTCGCCGCCGACCGCACACTGGGCGGGCTCTGCGACTGGGTCGAGGCGGAAGCGCCGCGGCCGGTCGACCTACCGGTCGAGGGCGCCGCCAGCCTGAAGGCCGCCGTGATCCCTGTGGTGCTGCACTATTCCACGGCCGATCCGCTCGGCTGACCCCGACAACCCGAGGAGAACACCATGGCACGAGCCCAGGGGGCGCGGGCGCTGATGGCGCTTGCGTTCGAGACGACCTATGGAACGCCGCCCGCCAGCGGCTTCACCCGCATGCCCTTCGCCAGCACTTCGCTCGGCGCGGAGCAGCCGCTGCTGAACTCGGAGCTGCTGGGCTACGGGCGCGATCCTTTGGCGCCGATCAAGGACGCGGTGACGGCGGACGGCGACGTCGTCGTGCCGCTCGACGCGGAAGCCTTTGGCTTTTGGCTGAAGGCGGCGTTCGGCGCGCCCACGACCACGGGTGTGGAAGCGCCGTATACCCACGAGTTCCAGTCCGGGTCCTGGACGCTGCCCAGCATGTCGATCGAGACCGGCATGCCGGAGGTGCCGCGCTATGCGATGTACTCCGGCTGCGTGCTGGACCAGTTGTCCTGGCAGATGCAGCGCTCGGGGCTCTTGACCGCAACGGCGCGGCTGGTGGCGCAGGACGAGACGGTCGGCACGACCACCAGCGCCGGAACGCCCGCCGCGCTGGAACTGAAGCGCTTCGGCCATTTCAACGGGTCGATCGCCCGCAACGGCACGGCGCTCGGCAACGTGGTCTCCGCGGAGAT